AACTGATCGCATAGCTGCTGGTGATTGAACTCGAACTCCTGCCACTCTTTTAACGTCTCGTGAAATTCTTCCGATAGGATCTGGTTCCATTCGGACTGCTGTTCTGGGGTTCCGTAGTCCGTTTGAACCTGAGCAAGGATATCAACCGAACTGGTCAAATCGTAATATCCGGCGAGTGCCTGATCCTTGATGGCAGCAGCTTCTCCGAAATCAATGTTTGTGCGGTCTCCCTGACCAAGCTCTACAAGATCCGCCTGAATGAACGGAGGGTTTCCGTTAAACATGCCGTCGATCAATGATCGATTCCTGCTGGAGCCTTCATCACTTTTCTTAACCGACTCATAAACGCTTCGTGCTGAATCGACTGTCTCGATCCGCATCTTGGGAACCGAGCCCGTCACGGGGTCTAGCCCCTTCACTTCATTAGGCTGGAGGGAGGATTCAGTCATTTTACTTTTCTACCGCCGGTTAGTTCGTCAATCAGTGATCCGTCTTTGCATCCGTGAATCACAGCCACCTCATCGGAGATAGGATCGCAGACACTCAGGTCATCGATAGGTTCACAGGTGATCCTGCCACCTTGTCCGATTCGATAGTTCTTCGTGCGCCAGTTGCTCTGAATCGTCTTGGATACTTGAGTCATGGGCCGTACTTCATGCCGGATATACACATCCCAAGGAGTAGCCCTAGGGGGATCGTTGTCCCATCGGATGTACCGCCAGAGGGTGCTACGACGAGCGAAGTCTGCCGGATAGACACATGATCCAATGACATGTTCTCCGTCGTACTTGGAAAACTCTCCTGTCTCAGGATCAACCAGGCGTGTCTTCTGAACCGCCCCTAGGAATGGCTTCTTACTGGTATTGTATTCTGTCTCAATCTCATCGAGCCATGTTGCACGGATCGGGGTACAGTCTGCTTCGCAGAAGTACCAAGGGAGTTTATTTTGGGTTCGATCCAAGTATAAAACAACCTGACTAAAGAGGTGATTACAGCTCTGAGGCCACCCGATCTCACATTCAGTTTCGGGCATGAAAACCTCTGACTTCTCAAAGATATCGGCGAGTAAGTCACTAATTGCAGTGGCTTCTTTAACAGTGCTAAGAGTGCCTACTACCAGTAGTTTATGCTGCTTAACGCCGCCAAAAAGGGAGATTAAGCCAGCCAGCTTTAGAGCTAGGGCTTTATCGCTTTTTGTCACGGGCAGAACACACAACATGAGCGTTAGGTTACGGGGTTATTATTTACTTTGCAAGTGGACTTTTCTTTTGACGAGTATCGATATGGTCTTTTCGCTTTGAATCAGTGACCACTTTTTTTAGTTCTCTCATACGAACTATCGCTTCAGCCTGCTCTTTTTTCTCGATGAGATAGGGGATTAACTCCTTTAGAATATGGATACAAAGATCCGCGCCATATCTTAAAACGTAGACAGTTCGTTTGGTCTGCCGGTCTCCAGTGCGTTTTCGGCTCCGCACCCTCCCCCCATAAATCGACTGCATGAAAGTCATCGGGGCAGGATGACAGCTTTCAAGTAAGATAATTGGCATACTATAATAGCCAATACAGCCCTCGCCGTCGATGTACCCAGCTAAGTATGACTTCTGTATTTCAGTTGCAGATACCATGTTTCGGGAGTTTGGATTCTAACTGAAAGAACACCTCTTTGTGACTGTTCCTACGCTGTAATTCGGGCAACCTTTTAACTTGCTGGCGATCAACTTCTTGGCTCGCAAGCTCGATTCCTAGCGCGGTATTTTCAAAATCTCCGCTTGAAATCAAAAAATTAGACGCTGATTTATGTGACCTAGCAGTCATTGACTCGCCATTGCTGCTACTAACGATCCACCCTTGAGGCGGCATTGCAGATCGGTCGATGTCTGGAGGCAAGTCAACCTGGGGTATCCCCAATGATTTTACTTCGCCGGCGTAACAATACTCGGCGTTTTCCCTAGGGATCATGCAATCACAGACCCAGAGGCAGGTCTCTTGGATCACCGGTACACCCAGCCCTAGGGCTAGGGCCATCGGTGAACTCTGGTTTCCAACGACGAAATCGCAGGAGGTAATCAACCGGCTCAGTTCTAAATAATCTTTTGTCGGCAGATACTCCGCATCAAAGCCAAGTTTCTGACGGAGGTTGTCGGCTTCTTCGGGGAGTCCAACGATCAGTATGCGATCACCTAGTTTCTCTCCAATTAAATCCCAACGAAAGTAGTCATTATGATATCGCGGACTGCGATGGCAAATCACTCTTCCGTTGCCCCTAGGGTCAGCTTTATCTGTGACGAGCCACGGCTTGTACACGGGTTCAACCCCGATCCAGTCTGCCTGCAGCTCTACAAGGCTCGACCCGAATGGGAGCCCACCATTCCTAAAGGTACTGAAATCTACCGCGCTAGAAGAGGCGTTTCCGTGATTAACGTGACCAATATATTCCTGAATCTCCAAGAGTGGCTTCAGTACATTAACTCTCGCGGGGGACATTTCAGCAGTCCAAGGACGACTATTCAGATATAGGTTTCCACCGCCCATACCCCGTAGGGCCGGAAGCGCATACAGTACGTCTCCGAGATCGCCGCTATGAAAGAAGTCCATCGGTTTGTTTAGGGGGTTCCTCGTCGGACTCGCCATTCCAAGGGTTTTCCCTTTCATCCATAGCTTCTTCCACCAGTTCGAGAGCGGTTCTCCAGCACGGGCTAGTGGCGGCTGCCAAACGACGGCTGGAGTTAGCAAGATGTTCGTCAACAATGACGCGGTATGTTTTCACAAAAGGTTACGGGGTTATTATGTTGTTATCTGCTAATTGTCAATGACCCGCTTGTTCTCGGAGAGAACTTTTTCTCCATAGTCTTTTTCCATGATGATATTGATCTGCCTTGTTTTGAGCCTGCTTCTTGGGGTGGACGTATCCCGAACCGGCTACGAACAACATCAAGCATGACGAAGGCGGCGTCGGCTACGTCAGGGCTTCTGCCGATCCTGCCCTTCATGTCGCTCTTACTCTCGACGACAACTTTCATGCCACCACTTTTCCTCGTCTCGTAGTTTCGTGCGGTCATCTCCTGAGCAAGGTCAGGGCCAATACCCCGAAGCTGCCCATTCTGCATGAACTCCTTCGCACCGAACCATAGCTCGGTCACTCGGTTCACATACTTCTCGTGTGCTGGTGTAGAGTCGTAGGTTGAGATCGGCTTATCGCTAGCCGCCCCTCCGAAGTGGACTCGCAGGAACTCGTTTACTCCGGCGACTTTTGCCAGCGCATCACAGAAGGGTACTCCACCACCGGTCACATCAACCCCCACGTTGCGCCAAGGGATGCTTTCCTTGGTGATGATATCGCGAATCTTGCGAGCGACTTGGAACGTGCGGGGCTCTGGGTCAGTAGCGTCGTCCTCGATGTAATGGAACGTGTCGAAGCTGACCTGTTCTGATCCGTTTAGATCCGTTCCGTAGGAGCCGGTGTAGAGTACGCATCGGTCACCTCCGGCTACGAAGGAAGGGTCAATCCCTGCGATTCGTTCAACCCTACCCCTCCACTGGGGGTGCTGATCGGCCTTGAAGCGCACGATCTCCGCCTCGGAATAGATAGCCTTGCTCACCGCTTGTGGAGGCCAGAACCCGCGATAGTCACGCCAGAACATCGGGGAGTCTTCGCCCAGGCGTTCCTTTGCCTCCTCGATTTTCTCCCACTTCTGAATGGGCCATTTGTTTTCACGATCCAGATAGTTTGGATTGCGAAGCGCATCAAAGTGGATGCAGATCCCTCCGAGCTTGGTCTCCCACTTGTCCGTGTTCACGTTGATGCTGTTCCAGCCGTCCTTGGGCTCTGCGAACTTCCCAAACGGATCGTAGTAGCTGGTTGGGTTAGCCGCCGCGCAAATATGAAGGAATGGGTTGTTGGCAAGGTTGCTCATCGCGGTATCAAGCAGGGAGTGCGAAAGCTCACTCAACTCGTCAGCGGCAATCAACACTCGTGGAGCCTTCATGCCTCGCATCTTTCCAGTAACCTCGGCGGTCTTCTTGGCCTCGGCAGGGATCAGATAAATTCCGGCCTGCTCCATGCGAACGCCATCCCTGACAACGTAGATTGCCGGCGTCGGGGTGTCCGCGAGCTTCGCGGGTGCGAATGGCTTGATGGCAGGCCAGTATCGTTGTACCGAACCCCAGACACGTTTCTTGGAGTCACGAATCGAGGTCGAAGTCAGAAGCCCAAGTGTGTGGAAAGGAGCCGCCAACCAGTTCAACATTGTCCATACCGCCATGAACTCTGACTTGCCCGATGAGCCGCATCCGGCGAACCCAACAAAGCGTTTTTCACAGCACTCCCACAACATCTCTTCAGCCCACGGATGCCACACAAAATGTTCTGTCTTCTTGTTGAAGATCATCATCGCGGCACGGCGGAAATTATCGGCAGGATGTGTTCCATCACGAGCCTTTGCGCGGTACGCTTGTAGCTCGATTACCCAATCGGCAGTCTTTGGTGGGAACACCCATCCGTACCTCTCGATACTTCCTGCTGGGTATGACAAAACGCGGGGATCGTCGGCGGCAATGACGCCTAGTTGTGTATTTTTACTCATAATCTGGTTCATACTTGTGACATGAAAAATCTATCTTCTGTAAATACTTGGTTATCAAATGTTTATTTTTCTCTGAAACTGATTCGAATCCCGTTAGGGTCGCCATTTTTTTAACCAAAACCCATGTGACATTCGAGTAGTCTACAGATAATTTGAACGGGTTTTCGTTTCGGGTGTCTACATTGGTTATGGTAATATGATGGTTTGTCATGGAAAATAAACAGCTTTTCATGACAAAATTTCTGCTACAATCACTGCCAATGACAAACCCAAAAATATGAAAAAGACAGCCGCCACAAAAACGGACAAAGCAAAAAACAACGTCAATATAGTCGGGTCGGTAAAAGTTTTTTCTTACCTCAACGGAGCCTATCCGCTCTACCGGCTTCGCTGGAAAGTGGGAAAGGAATCGTTTCGCAAGGACTTCCGAAATGAAGACGCGGCAAATGCCGAAGCAGATCGAATCAATCAATCGATTTCGGCATCTGCCGGTGGGCCGGATGCCCATGAAAGAGAGACAAATCCATCCAAAACTCCTATCTCCGTAGGGCCAGTAAAAATATACTCTTTTTTTGGAGGGGCCTATCCGAGCTACCGACTTCGCTGGAAAGTGGGTAAAGAGGCGTTCATTCGTGATTTTAGGAAAATTGAAGTTGCTACTAAAGAAGCTCACCGGATTTCTAACTCGTTGGCATTCGCTAAAAAGTCTGTTCGTGGAAAATCTGAAAATAATTTGGTTAGCTTTGTCGGGCCAGTGCGAGTTACTTCTTACCTCAACGGAGCCTATCCGCTCTACCGATTGCAATGGAAAGTTGGTAGAAAAGCGTTTCATCGAGACTTCAGAAACGCGGAGAAAGCCAACGCCGAAGCCCATCGAATTGCTGACTCGCTTGCGGTCTCCGATGGGGCGGCAACCAAGGCTCGCGGAGAGGACATCATTTACTTCATCGAGTGCCAACGTCGGCTCGGACAAACTCCGCTCCATGAAGCCGTTTCGTTCTACCTGAAATTCCACGAGCACCTCAATTCTCCCAAGGTGACGTTCGACGAGGTAGCGCAGGAAATGATTGCATCTGCAGAAAGCCGAAAGGTCAGCGACATCTACATCTCGCAACTCAAATACTCCAAGAAAGTTTGGTCGGGCTGGCAGGATGGACGCCCCATCGGTCAATGGAGTGCCGAGAAAATTACCGAGTGGCTTCGTAAAGGCTCCTACGACGAGAAGACGAAGAAACAAACCTACTCGGATCGTACCCAAGGAAACCTCATCCGATGCCTTCAATCCGTTTTTATCTTTGCTCGTAAGAAGGGATACATCCCAAAAAACGGGGATTTGCCCACCGAGCAGGTTGAAGTTCCGAAGGTCAGGGAGTCCACTCCAGGTATCTTTTCGCCCGAAGACATGATGCGAGTTTTGATTGCGGCTGACCGCAGGGCTTTGGCCTACTTCACCATCATGGCGTTCGGAGCCGGTCGTAGAGCCGAGGTCGGTAGGCTTCAGGCCGAAAATCTGAGCATGGCTGAAAACCTGCTGATCTTTCCAATCGAGGTGACGAAGACGGGGCAGCGGAGGACAGTTGACGTTCCCCCGAACCTGAAGCTCTGGCTGGAAGAGTTTGCTCCGAAGGAAGGGCCGGTAGTTCCGATCAAGGACACGATCAACATCTCGGACGACCGCCGCAAGGCCGCTGGCATCATCTGGAGGCAAAACGCCCTCAGACATTCTTTTTGCTCGTACCATCTGGCTAAATACAGGAACGCCTCCCTTACGAGTGAACTTGCTGGTAACAGTGTTCAAATCATCAAATCGAAGTATCAGGCACTTGTCAGCCGAGCAGCAACCGACGCTTGGTTCGAAATAACCCCCGACAGTGTTCGCAGATTTGCCAAAGAAAAAGCCCTTGACGGGTTAATAACTTGGTGAGAGGTTCCATAGCCCACATGTACAACAATACACTGGGGTAATAACCTAAACAACAACAACAACGCAACAAACAAACAAAAAAAAAAGTCAGCCTACTAAAAGTACATACAAACACACTACCATGCCAAATAAACTCAAATTAGGAACAGAACGCGTATCATACATCGAAGATGCTGTGACCAAAAAAGCTCTGTACCTTCTCAGTACAGTAAAAGGGGTAACGATCTCTGAAGTTATCCGCGAAGCAACCTCAACGTATCTTGAGTCGCAAGACCCAGAAGGAACTCTATCCAAGCTATCCACCGAGCTAGCCTCAACGCAGTCGGACGACCGCAGTGAGCGAGCCGGAGCTGACGTAGACCCTGAAACACTCAAGGCCATTACTGGACTAATGAAAAAGTTCAAAAAGAACTAAATTAACAAAGTAAATTAGAGACCGAGCTAGCTGCTCGGTTTTCTTTAACCATATAATAATAACCCCGTAGAAACGCAGATAATCGGTTTTAAGAATAATCTTTAAGCTGGAAAATAAAACAACCTAATAATAACGTACAACCCTATGACACTCATTGTAGAACTCTCCCCAGAAGCTGAAGATAACCTGAAAACCCTAGCCGCCTACTGTGGTAGATCGGCAGAAGAACTCGCCAACATTTTCATTGGCGATGGGATTCACGCCTTCAAGAGCCAGCAGAATGAACTGCGCGATAACCTTGACCAATAATAAGCCCAACCCAAAACTGATTCGGAGTTTTCCGTCCGATCCGATTCTGGAAGCTGCCTTGAAAGAGGCAGCAACCAATTCGGGGAGGTCGATCTCTGCGATCATTCGTGATGCCCTCCGCAAACTTTTTTGCATCCAGTAATAACCGCGCAACCAAATGGACATGACACTTGAATGCCGATCCTTTACGGTGACTCCGTTAAGCGATGGCAAGGTCAGGCTAGAGATCGTCGATGGTAGGTCAGCGGCCTCAGAAGATCAGCGATATGACAGCAATGGCGCTGCAAAGCGGCTAGCTGAGATCCTGAACATCCCTGTTTCCCCCTCTACGCTCGCCTACTGGCGAGGCAAAGGGCTTCCTCATCGAAGGCTCGGCCCCAAGAAATTTATCTACACCGAGAAAGAAATGAGCGACTGGGCTAAAGGGCATCAATCCTCGATGTGGTGAGCGCGATCCTTTCTCTGGATCTTGCAACTCAGACAGGCTGGGCATACCAAGCCAACGGAATCATCTCCTCTGGAAGCGTAGGGTTTCATCTAAAGAAATCCGAGAAGCCTGGTATGCGTTTCCTCAAGTTCCGTAGCTGGCTACGGGATCAGATCGAAACTATTAAGCCGGATTTAATAGTTCACGAGGAGGTCATGCGATGGTCATCTGGAGCGGCTGCCAAGTGCTACTGCGGTCTCCTCGCCATCCTGCTTACCGAGTGTGCATCCAAGGAGATCAACAATCAGGGGGTACATGTCGGAAGCATTAAGAAATCAGCTACCAACAACGGAGCCGCTAGCAAGGCCATGATGATCGATGCCGCTAAAGAGCTAGGCTACGAACCTAAAGACGACAACGAGGCGGATGCGATCCACCTTCTCCATTATTTTATTGGTCAGAGAAAGCCGCATCGATAACCGAGCCGCCATTGAGCAGGGCGTCCGTCGTATTGCGACTGACCTGACCAGCTCCCCTCAAAGGCTCTAACCCCGTATTCCCATAACTCGTCCGATTAACACTCCACTCGTTCGCCTTACCGGCAGGGTAATACACAGTGAATCCATTCTGGTCATAGATGGTTGTGATCTCCGGCACATCGAGAGGAAACGCAGAAGCACTAGAAACAGTCAGGAGTAGGGCAGCAATAATCTTGTTCATACATCATTAGACACCATGAACTCAAAAAAGTTCACACTTTTCTCTTTTCAAAAAGAAGCAGTCGAAAAGCACCTATCGATTCTAGATCGAGTAGGAGCCTCGCTCGACGGGACTGGGTGCGGAGGCGGAAAGACCGTTATTGCCTCTGCGGTAGCCCAAAAGTACGGGCTCAAGACTGCCGTGGTCTGCCCTAAGTCAGTCGTATCCAAATGGGAGATGACCCTAGGGGCGTTCGGGGTAGAACCCCTATTCGTTCTCAACCCTGAAAAGCTACGCACTGGGGGAACCCCTTGGCTAAAAAAAGTCACGGGTAAGGGGAAAAGCTCCAAGGCAAAGTTCGAATGGATCGTTCCACAGGGAACACTTTTCATCTTCGACGAAGCTCATGTCTTCGGAGCATACAGTAGCCAGAACAGCCAGATCCTAGAGGCGGCGAAAGGCAATCCAACTCTGATGCTATCGGCTACCGCTGCCGAGTCGCCTCTCAAGATGAAGGCAATCGGAAGCCATCTCCGGCTATTCTCTCCCAACGGATTCTGGTCATGGGTTCGCGAGATGGGAGCCGAGGAGAGCCACTGGGGCGGTCTGGAGTGGAACCCACGACTAATCGAAAACAAGGCCAAGATGGAACGCCTGCACGATAGCGTCTACACCTCACGAGGATACCGAGTGCCGGAGTCGGTTTTGCGTGACCAGCTACCGGAGCTGATCGTCAGCGACGAGGCTCTGTGGCTTTCTGCTGGAGATAAGAAGGAGATCAAGCGTCTCTACGATGAGATGACCGATGCCGAAGATCCCGGCGGGGTTAAGAACCTTCGTCAACGTCAAGCTATTGAGCTGGTGAAGATCCCTTACCTTCTTGAACGGGCGCAGGAGGTAGTAGCCTCTGGTGGTTCAGCGGTTATTTTTCTTAACTTTCACGCATCAATCGATGCCTTTCTCGACAAGATACCCGATGCTGGTGTCTTCGATGGGCGCAGGAAACAGGCAGAACGACTTGAGACTCAGGCAGCGTTCCAACGCGGAGACCTACAAATCGTCGTGGTTCAAATCGCTGCCGGCGGTCAGTCCATCGATCTGCACGATACTGATGGAAACCGCCCTAGGGTAGCTTTGCTCTGTCCACAATTCTCAGGATTAACCGAGGAGCAAGCCCTAGGGAGAATCTCCAGGGTAGGAGCAAAGAGTAGATCCCTAGCAATTCGCTTGTATGCACCTGGCTCTGTAGAGGAAGCAGCCCTGTCTGTAGCCACAGAAAAAAGAGAAAATACAAAGATTTTGAACGAAGGCGCACCCTCACTTGTCTCTTTACCTTCAATGATAATAACCCCACAACCAACATCCGAACACGCAGAGCGTGACCACAGTGACCACAGTCCTTCATCCCTGAAGGAGAAAGCCAAATGCGCTGGATTCCGTAACGATCAAACCCGCGACAAATCCGCCGCTAACAGAGGAACTCTAGGACACGAGGCAGTTGAGAAGGAGAACCTAGACCTGATACCGCCAGATGACCCAAAACTGCGTGAAGCCGCCGCACTATGCCTCAAGTATCTGGACTCTTTACGAAGCCAGTGCATCGGAAAAGTGGAAGATATCCGCGAGCGCCGGTACTACATGCTCGATCAGTTTGGGCATGTCGATCATGTCATGCTCCATAACGCGTCACGTTATGGGGAACTGGTGGACTACAAGTTTGCCTACGGAAAGTACGAGGCCGACAGCCCTCAGTTCTGGGCCTACGCAGTCGGT